CGACTTCCCACAGGTAGACTAAATAATGCAGCGTTTAGTGTAATGGTAGCACACGATTCTGTGAAAGTCGTAGAAACGGATCAAAACCGTAACGTCTGCCCATAGTTTTGAGGGTTGTCAAGCCAGCAATCGAGGATGTTGACGTAGGGCTTTTTCTGGCTTTCCACCCTACCTAGTTGAAGACCAAATCGAAACCCTCACCCTATTAGCTGATATAGTTCAATTGGTAGAATGCTCGGGGTATCTGAGTAAATGGGAGTTCGAGTCCCCCTATCAGCTTTCTTATATGAAAATACCTAAACAATTTAATCTGGCTGGTTCTACATGGACAGTCACACAAATACATGATTACAATCTCTTAGGAAGTTGTAACCGTGACACTAGACAAATCATTCTAAAGAAGAATGTTATGCAAGAGGTTAAGGAACAAACCTTCTACCATGAACTCATTCATGCAATCTTTTACATGTTAGGTAAAGATGAACATGATGAGAAAGAGGTAGATGTGCTTGCTACTTTCCTACATCATTTTATACAATCTGCGGAGTACTAATGCCTTTAAAGAAATCTAAATCAAGTAAAGCTGTTTCTGAAAACATTAAAACAGAAATGAAAGCTGGTAAGCCCCAAAAGCAAGCAGTAGCAATTGCTTTGGATGTCAAGCGTAAAGCAGGCGGTAAAGTTCCTGCAAAGAAAGGCATGTAATGGCTACAAAACCTGGATTGTATGCAAACATTAACGCAAAAAAAGAACGTATTAAAGCAGGTTCTGGTGAACACATGAACAAGGTTGGTAGTAAAAATGCTCCAACCAAACAAGATTTCATTGACTCTGCTAAAACTGCAAAGAAACCAAAGAAAGGTAAATAATGGTAGCTGCTTGGCAAAAGAAAGAAGGTAAGAATCCAAAGGGTGGGCTTAACGCAAAAGGCCGTGCCTCTTACAAAGCTGAAACAGGGGGTACATTAAAGGCTCCTGTTAAGTCAGGAGACAATCCACGACGTGCTTCTTTTCTAGCACGTATGGGTGGTATGCCTGGCCCAGAAGAGAAGGATGGTAAACCTACCCGTCTTAAGCTGTCCTTACAGGCTTGGGGTGCTTCATCTAAAGCAGACGCTAAGGCTAAAGCCAGCGCAATTTCTGCACGTAACAAAAAGGCTAAATGACCACAGCACTAATCGATGCTGACATTGTGGCGTACCGTTGTGCTGCTGCGAGCGAGAATGAACCTGTAGAGGTAGCTCTCGTTCGTACAGATGAACTGATACGTCGCATCTTGTTAGAAACAAACAGCGATACATACAAAACCTACCTCACTGGTAGTGATAACTTTCGATACGAATTCAACCCTGAATACAAAGCCAATCGTAAGGACACGCCTAGACCTAAATGGTTACAGCAAGTCCGTGAATACATTTGTACAGAATGGGGAGCATCAGTAGAGAACCACCAAGAAGCGGATGATGCCATGGGCATTTATCAGATGGCTAACAAAGACACTGTCATTTGTACCATAGATAAAGACTTGTTGATGATTCCTGGAGAACATTTTAATTTTGTAACAGGAACACATCGTGAACAATTTCCAATCCCTGCTATTCGCCACTTCTATTATCAGCTTATCATGGGCGATCGTACTGACAATATATTTGGCTTTGATGGGAAAGCTCGACAAAGCGTCCCCAAAAAGCTCGAATCTACTATTGCAGAGCTGGAGAGTTACGACGATGAGCTTGACATGTTTGAGTTTGTACGTAATCTTTATGGCGACGATGAACGCCTTCTCATGAACGGAGTATGTTTGTGGATAAGACGTCAAGAGGATGAAGTCTGGAAATTTCCTACATGAGAAATGGTGGGAAGTGGACAGAAGCTCGTTACCGAAGCTTTGTAACATCTACACTCAGGGCAGGGAGTCGCAAATGGCCTCCTAAGTATGAAACACTTAATGCTGCCAAGACCGAGAAGAAGATCAATAAAGCAACAGGACGTTTAGCACAACATTATCTATGTGCAATGTGTGAGCAAGAGTATACACAGAAAAATGTGCAAGTAGATCACATAAAGCCTGTCGTTGACCCCAAGAAAGGATTTGTATCTTGGGATACATACATCGACAGAATGTTTTGTGAAGGTAAGAACTTGCAAGTACTGTGTAAAGTATGCCACGTAGAAAAAACTAAACTTGAGAAAGAAATATCAAAGAAATATGCTAATAAATAAAAGTATTGAAACAGAGAATGGCACAGTTAAATTCCAAGGTGAATTAGAACAAGAAGAGTTGGACTTCATTCTAAAGATTGGACTTAACACTTTATTACAGATGGGTGCTATACCGTTTACTTCTAAATATACAGAGACAGACATTGCTTCGGGTAAGTCTGAACATGTCCAATGAGCAACATCTTGTTGGGTATCACTGGCTTAATATACGTCGGTGTATCCTTAGATTACTTCTTCAAAGGTAATGTTGGAATGGCTCTGTCATTCTTTGCCTATTCATTAGCAAACGTAGGATTCATTTTAGCAAATGGCGAAACATTTAGTACTGCCTGACGTACAGGCAAAACCTGGGGTTGACTTTAGTTACCTCAATAAAATTGGTAGGTATGCTGTAGAAAAGAAGCCTGATACAATCGTATGTATTGGAGACTTTGCAGATATGCCTAGTTTATCTAGTTACGATGTTGGAAAGAAAAGCTTTGAAGGCAGACGTTACATCTCAGATATTGAAGCGAGTAAGAGCGCTATGGTTAGCTTCCTGTCTCCGATATGGGAGTTTAATGCACGAGCTAAGAAAAATAAGGAAAAGCAATACAAACCACAGTTGGTATTGACTCTAGGCAATCATGAAAACAGAATCAACCGAGCTGTCAATGATGATCCAAAGTTGGAAGGAGTTCTTTCTATTGGAGATCTTAATTATGAAGAGTATGGTTGGGACGTTCATAACTTCCTTGATGTTGCTGTCATCGATGGTGTTGCTTATTCCCATTACTTTACTACTGGCCTTATGGGCCGTCCTGTCACAACTGCTGCTGCCTGCCTTAGCAAGAAGCATATGTCTTGTGTGCAAGGACATCAACAGGGATTACAGATTGCGACAGGTTACAAAGCAGATGGAGGACTCCTCACGTCGGTGATAGCAGGCTCCTGTTATGAACATGATGAAGACTACATGTCCAGCCAAGGCAACAGACATTGGCGTGGGTTCTTGATGCTTCATGATGTACAAGATGGTGAGTTTGACCTAATGCCCGTAAGTCTTAATTACATAAATAAAAAGTATGCTAAATGAAACAGACATAAAAGATTATAAAGAACTAAACATTCCACAACCCGATCCTGTGGAGCATCCCCTACACTACACCGTGCATCCCTCTGGTATTGAATGTATTCAGATTACAGAGCACATGGGGTTTAACTTAGGGAATGCTTTGAAGTACATCTGGCGTTGTGATCTAAAGAGAGATGCCGTAGAGGACTTACGCAAGGCTATGTGGTACATTAACCGAGAATTGGAGAAGCGCAATGCAGATAAATGACATTAATGAAAATGAAGACGGTAGCGCTACCCTACAGGTAACCTTTGCACCAAAAGAAGTGGGCTATCTCTTAGAGAAAGCACTCGTCGACATGCTGCGAGATTACATTGAAAAAACACCTTCTTATGCACATAATGAAACTTGAAGAACTTAAAACACTTATTGTGCATAACTTGGATGTTGTAGAATTGTTAGACATCATAGGACGTGACATATCCGATCTTGTCGAAGCCTTTGAAGACGATGTTAGTGAATGCTTTGACGACCTTGCTAAAGCAGTGGAATGAAAAAGAAACAAGCTAAGAAGCCTTTCTTAGAACGAATACTTCAGGAAAAAGATGCAACAAAAACCATCAGAACCTATCAGCAAAGAGACAAAGCCCCACCCATACCGTTGCCAGAAACATCGTATGTGGATGAAAAGAGGCCATTGTGAACTTTGTTGTTTGGAACGCGATGCACTAAAACGAGAGAACGAACTATTAGGTGGCTCCAACAAACCTAAAGTTTTTATAAGGAAAATATGACAGAAACAAATCGGTTCCGTAATTCTTTTGGCGAAAATATCTTTCGCTATAAATATGCTCAAGGCCCAGGGGACACGTGGGATAAGCTGGCTGAACGTCTTGTAGAGGATGTTTGTGGTGCTCGTTGGGGCACAACACAAGCTCTTATGTCCCATGCAGAACAGAAACAGCTCATTGAGTATATCAAGGAAATGAAATTCCTGCCTGGCGGACGTTACCTTTATTATGCAGGTCGTCCATACAAAGCCTATAATAATTGCTATCTGCTACGAGCAGAAGAAGACACAAGAGAAGAATGGAGTGCAGTTACATGGCGTGCAATGAGTTGTTTAATGACTGGGGGCGGAATTGGAATTGACTATTCGAGACTCCGTCCTGCTGGAAAGGCTCTTAGCCGAACAGGTGGCACTGCATCAGGACCTATTCCACTTATGTATGCGATCAACGAAATCGGGCGAAATGTTATGCAAGGAGGCTCGAGACGTTCTGCAATTTATGCCTCTCTTAATTGGAGACATGAAGATGTTGATAAATTCTTGCACGTTAAAGACTGGTCCCCAGACGTAAAGGCTGCTAAGGAAAAAGACTTTAATGCTTTTGCTCCGCTAGACATGACTAACATTTCTGTTAATTATGATGACGGTGCATTCATGATGAAGAACGGAGACCCTGGTAGCTATAGCCTAGCTAACAATCCCGTGTTTGTAGAAAACTGCCGACAGGCACTGATGACAGGAGAACCTGGCTTCAGCTTTAACTTTGGAAAGAAACAGAATGAAACACTTAGGAATGCTTGTACTGAGGTTACTTCGGAAGACGACAGTGATGTTTGTAATCTTGGGAGCATCAATCTTGGCAATATCGAAAGTATTGATGAGTTCAAGTCAATTGTACACCTTGCCTCTAAGTTCCTTGTATGCGGAACTCTTAGAGCGGATTTACCTTACGACAAAGTTCACCGAATTCGCGAGAAAAATCGGAGGCTCGGACTCGGACTCATGGGGATCCACGAATGGCTACTTAAACGAAGCGCTGGATATACTGTTAGCCCAGAACTCCACAAATGGTTAAAGGTCTATCAGCAAGAAAGCGAGATAGCAGCCAATGAACACTGCGACAGATTCTACCTCAACCATCCCGCTGCATACAGAGCTATTGCGCCTACAGGATCAATTGGTATCCTTGCAGGCACGACTACTGGAATTGAGCCATTATTTGCAGTTGCATACAAACGACGATTCCTTACTGAAGGAACCAAATGGAAATATCAGTACGTTGTTGACGGAACGGCTCAGAATCTTATCACGGAGTATGGCGTTGATCCAAGCAAGATTGAATCGGCTATTGACTTAAGCGAGAACTATGAACAGCGAATCAAATTCCAAGCAGACATTCAAGATTACGTTGACATGTCAATCTCGTCAACCATCAATTTACCCTCCTGGGGAAGTGCTGGAAACAATGACAAGCGCGTACAGTCTTTTACAGAAACTCTTGCAAAGTATGCCCCAAGACTGCGAGGTTTCACTTGCTATCCAGACGGAAGCCGAGGCGGACAAC